TCGACCTACGCAGCGCGTCGGCACTGCTCATGGCGTCTTCGTGATGGGCCACCGTGTCGCGCAAGCCTTGCAGCATGATCGCGAGATGCGGGAAGATGGCCTTGATGGCCCGTTGGTCCTGCGTCCACTGCCAGTGCAGAGCTTGCCGGGTCAGGCCACGGTTGCGTGCTTGGTCCTCGTAGGAGGCCACCACAGCCTCGACTTGACCACAGCCAACGTGCAACACAGTGCGATAAGCCGAGGGTGACAGATCAGCAATGGTCGCCAGCCGGCGAACCAGTGCAGCCCCCTCGCTGTGCTTGACCTCATCCAACTCAAGCAGCCTCTCGCAGATCTCGGAAAGTAGCTTGGCCGCCTCGCTAGTCGCGGCCGGACTGCGACGACTGACAGGCTCACGCCCTAGCGAGTAGGTAATCACGGCTTAGAGTCCCTCGACTGGATTGAGCACCAGGCGCTCATCGTCCTCGGTTAGCTGGATCGCGTCCAGGCCCTCCATCGGCAGAACGCCCATCTGTTCGCGTGCCTGCACAGCGTCGATGACCTTTTTGAGGCGTTTGAGACGCTCGTTGTACTCTCCCGTTACTGCCTTTTTGTGCGCCTCAAGTTGAGTGATAGCGCGTAAAGCCCGCGACGTTAGTCGGAGCGCTTCGAGTTCCTTATCGTCGGACACAGTCTGATCTCCTTTTTTAACTTGGCGTTCAGCCTCAAGTGCTTCTGCCAAGCATGGTTTGATACGAGTTTAGGTTTACCTGCCACAGATTATCGGTCAGAGCGTTATGCTCCACGTTGTCAATACGATAGCGCGCAGTTCTCAAAAAACTTGCAGCGCGATGTTATACTTGGCGGCAAGGCTGACGATCAGCTGGCGCGTGTATGCGTCAGGTGCCGCGTCATAGAGGCCTTGCAGCGTTTCTTTGGTTGGGATCATACGAAATCGTCGTCGGTTGCTTTAGGTTTGATCGGCACGAACTGCATACCAAGTCGGTCAAAGGCGAGCAGCGCCTCAAGGCCAGCCGGACCGTTGCGGCACTTGGCCTGGTAGAGAATGACATCCAGCGTGCGTCCTTCGCTCATTGCATCCTCGTTGAAGGGGTAAAGGAACCAGACCCGATCAGCGTCTTGCTCGATAGCCCCAGACTCCCGCAGGTCAGACAGACGAGGCCGCCGCTTCTTCTCCCCTTTGTCCACCTCGCGGTTAAGCTGTGCCAACAGAAAGACGGGAACCTTGAGCGTGCGAGCCAATAACTTGAAGGCACGCGACATTGCAGCGACCTGCTGCTCCCGGTTCTCTCGGCCTGATCCAGCCGGCGGCGTGACCAGTTGGAGGTAGTCGACGACAACAGCACCCAGCCCCTGCGGTGACGCGGCCAGCAGCCGGCAGACCGCTTCGATCTGCGCAACAGTGCGCGCGTGCTCGACCTCGTAGATGCGCAGCGTGCTGTAGCCAGCAAGAGCGTCCAGTTCTGCTGCGATGGTCTCATCCCATTGCGGCCGCGGATTTACTCTTAGCCGAGCCATGCGGGTAAGTATCTCCTCGGCCGACATCTCAAGCGAGAAGAACGCAGTCACCGCCCCCTGCGCGATATTGTGAGCCACTTGGCCGGCGAAGGCCGACTTACCGGCCCCAGGCCGTCCAGCGATGACGATCAGCTGACCCGCCTTGCACGGCGATGCCTGCTGGTCCCACTCGGCGCAGATAGACGGCACAGAGTCGGACTGGTCGGGCGTGAGCAGTAGGCGTTTAGCGTTGGCGGCAACCTCGGCCAAGGTGCGGCTCTTGGCCCCTGCGGTGATGTCCTGCGCGCTGCGGATGTGCGGTTCAACGCCAGCCCAGATGTCAGCCCATTCTTTGGCGCTTCCGTCCTTCGCTGCCTCTAAGCCGGCAGCCATTGCGGTGATGAGCTTCCTACGGCGCGATAGGTCAATGACATCAGCAGTCAGGCGGCGAAGGTGTAGGCTGGTTGCCTCAAGTGCTTCAAGGTTGGCAATCTCCAGCGCAGACGGCTTTGCCTCACCGTCTAAGCCGGCAATGGCACGGTACAGCCCAGCCGAGTCAGGATGCGTGCCTTCAGCGAGGCAGACAGAGCCAGCCCGCCACAGAGCATGGCAGACCGGATCGCTAAAATGCTCGGCAAGTACGCCCTCGCCTGCTGCGTAGGACCAGCCGGCGATGCCTGCGACCATGCAGGCCGAGATCAGGCGGCGCTCGGCCGTTTGGTTTACGCCAGGCGTGCTCATAGCTGGACCCTTGTGACCCTCGGTCCATTGTCGGCAAATGACTGCTTAGGAGTGGCACAGAGCGCCCAGTGCTTTGCCAAGGCGGTTGGCGTCAGCGCAGCACCTTCAAAGTGCGAGCGGTAGTTTGCAGCGCGGCGTTTGATCTCGTCGACGGTTAGCTCGGGCGTCACGGCAACGATCTGCGACCGAGCATAGGCTGCGGTCTTCCAGTTGGTCACTTCCTCAAGGCGGCCTCCTCCTATCGTAGCCAAGGCGTCGATGAGCGGCTCCCGTTGGACCTTTTTCTTTTCCGCTGCTTGCTGCGGAGTATTATTTGAAGATGAAGATGAAGATGAAGGGGTTGATTTTTGCTTAAGCTGGGTGGTTGACTTTTGGTTAAGCAAAACAGGATTTCCGCCCTTTTCGCCTGCCAATTTGCGCAATTTCCGCAAATCATCGTCTCTAACCATCCGCCTAGACATCAATGCTCCTGTTGCCGGATCTCTTGAACTCACTCCGTGGTTATCCAAGGTGGTTAGGATTTGCTTAACCAAAACAAGATCCAGGCCAAGTAATCTTGCGAGTGCTTCGTCGCTCATTGGCTTCCCAGCCAGCATAAGCAAGCCGCGTGGCGTGGACTCGTGCATCAAACAAAGAATCTCAAACCAGACTCCGCGGCACTGATAGTCTAAGGACTGAACTCCCGGATCTTTGCGCCAGTCGCCAGGATAGAATTGAAAGGCAGGCAGTTTCATGAGGACAAAAAAAGCCCGCCCGCCGAGAGGCTAGGAATTGGCGCACAGGGAGCCGATCCTCTCGACGAGCGGACAAAGTTTGTGGTTTGTGATGTCATCTGTGCTTCGGGTTCCTAGGCCCGTGCTGTTACTGCTGTTGCATATTTGCAGCGCGTCAACTGGCTTTTTCTACCGGCTTTTCCAGCACTTGCTCGTACTCCATCTTCAGCGCGTGGTACGCCTCTATCAGTTCGTCGCGCTCGTGTCGCAGCGCAATGTTAGCCAGCGTCTCGTCGTAAACTTTGCACTCTAGCTCCACGCGCTGCCGTTGCAGATCAGCAATCACCGCGCGGTAGTGCGAGGGGAAGTCGTTTTTGATGAGGCTCATGGTTCGTTAGCGTAGCCTTGGTCGCTGATCATGTTGATGGAGGATGTCGGGATGACGATTAGCGGCTCGGTGTCGGTCCGGCTTTTAGGTCCACGAGGCTTGCAGCCACCGATCTTGTGCTTGCTTGCGTCGATATCGACCCAGTTGATGAAACCTAGTTTGTCGGACCACTGCGAGACGTAGACGGCCGGAGTGTTCATCCCGTGCTGGCACAGGCCCAGGGCGTGCCACTTGCGCAGGTTCAAGAAGACCGAGTCGTATTCGCCAAAAGCGCAGCGATGAATCTTCAGTTCGCCTACTCCGACAATGCGCTCATGACGAACAAAGAACCAATCAATGGCCGCCAGCTTGCCCATCGGTCGACACTCACAGTTCCAGTGCGCCTCTAGGATCTTAGCCACGGCTGCCTCATTAGCTTCGTCTTCGTTAGTGCGAAAGACGAGCGAGCCGTCAATGAACCTTTGCGCCTCGCGGCCGTAGAAATCATTCATTGCTTGGCCTCCTCGGCGCGTGCGGCGTCAATGTCAGACCGAATTGGATTTTTAAGAACTATCCAATTTCCTCTCACCTCCTCCCATCTCTCCCATGGATCATTCGCATCCAACCAGTCCAGCCGCTCCTTGTCCTTCCGCAGCGCGGTGACCTCAATGGTCAGTCGATCATTCGCGTCTCCAAGGGCTTCGACTGTCCCGCGTAGGAAATCAGCCGTCTTCTGCGCCTTCTCCAACTCAAACTCCAACCCGCGCACGGTGGCGGCCAGGTTCTCTTCGCTGTGCCGCATCTCGGCGTTCTCGCGCTCCAGCTTCTCGACGGCGTCCTCCAGCGACGCGATGGCGACTCGCATGCCCGCGATTTCAAATGGAGCGTTACTCACGTCGCACCTCCTTCCCTGCGACCCTCGGCCTGAATGGCGTGCTCCAGTATGAGCAGAGCATCACAGTTCGCCAGCGTGACGCCATGCTGCGGATAGAGCCGCTTCGCCACGTCACGCAGCGCGCGCTTCCGCTCTGATCCTTTCAGCGTGGAGCCGAGGCCAATCGTCTTCTGCCAGACCTGCGGACGGACCAGGACAGTTCGGATCTTCAGCGCCTCAAGGATTCCAAGCCAGCGACCATAGGACGTGCCAAACTTGAACATCGCAGACCCAGGCTGCGGCTTTCCAATGTACCCGCCGACCTGCTCAATGTAGGCAACGGCGTGCCCAGTCATGTCGCGCAGCCCGTAGATCAGTTCAGATTGCGAGGCGAGGCCCATTGTTGGCTTGGTTCCAATATGATCGTGGCGTAGGCCATTTCGCCACGCCACAGCGCCGGATGCGCCAGGGTCGATTGCAATGATCGTAGGCATTAGAAGTCGATTTTATCTTCCGTTTCCTCGCGACCGATTCCCGGAATCGTCACTGTCTTGCCGACCGCAGGCTGTGCAGGCCGAGCAGGAACGCCGTCCTTGCGCTCGACCACACCGCGGATGTATTTGCCGGAGCCGTTCTTGGCCTCGGCAAGCCAGCCACTCAGCTTGTAGTCGACGCCATTGATGCGGACCTCGCCGCGGTAGTCTGGCCGCTTCTCGTTGCCACCCTTGTCGTTCTTGAAAAGGCGAAACTTGAGTTCGTTATCGTATTGTTGGTTCATGCTTGAGTCTCCTTGATTCGAATTCCACCGACCGCGCGGCCGCCGAAGCGCACCTCTGGATCGTGGTAAAGAAAGATGGTCTGGCCTCGCCATGCCTGAGTGTTAGCACCGAACATTCGGACCAACGCGCGACGGTTGGCCGAGGTGCGCAAGACTAACTGCTTGGCCTTGCCCTTAAACTTCAGCGCTGGCACGTTGCGTTCCTTGCGTCCCTTGTCGAAGGCGACTTCATCGTAGAGCAGCACGTCCTCGATCTCGGCTGGTACGTCTCCAAGGCCTACCAGATCCTCGCTCGCTAGCCAAGGTGAGGTGCGGAGCATCCCAGACAGGCCGGTAAAAACCTTTGCGTTGCTCGGTGTCGTTGTGTCGTCGGTCGTCATTGCGCAGTTCCTTTCGTCATTCCGCTGAGTTGTTCAGTGTCGCCGTAGACCCACTTAGGCAGGTCGATCATGCCCATGAGTCCAACATCTTTGTCGTGGTAGTCAGGCCAGCGGCCAGTAGATTTGCAGTCGGCCAGCTTCTCAAGCAGGTCGTCGATTTCAGTATCGCCCAGGTCGATTGCCTCAGTCGCCAGCTTCCACACGTTGCAGCGCGGAATCGGCTCGGCCTCAATGGCAATCAGCCAGTGCTCGTGCATCACGGTCTCCTCGACGAACTGGCGGATGAGCCGGCGATACCATGCGGCCTGCCGATGGTAGCCACGTTGAAGCACAGTGCGCGAGAACGCAGACAGTCGCGCATCCTGCGTCGTTTTGATGTCGATGACCTGCACGCGGTCACCGCGGAAGTTGACCGCATCCATGCGGCCTTTGCCCCAGATAAGTCCAGCCTGTGTACATCCGAACACCGACAGCTCGGTCTGCGCTCCAGCCAAGAGATGCTTAACAAGTTCGTGCTGCTGCGCGTGACGCACGGCTGACTCCAGCGCGTCTGCCTGATCTGCGGAGAAGATCAGCCGACCTTCGTGCCGAGCCATCCATTCCTTGCACTCCTTGGAAGCGCCGTGCCATGGCTTTTCCTCTGGCCCGTAAGTCGCCGGCTTGACGACGTACTCGGTGCGGTTCTCCAGCAGCAGCGCGTGCAGCGCGGTGCCGTAATCCATCGCGGCAGATCGCTCGACCTCGACGTACTTGTAGAGCGCCGGAGAGTCAGCGAAGCGGTTGATCTCGCTCTGCGTCAGGCCGTCCTGCTTGCGGTAGAAGTCGGCACTCATGCCTGCGACTGCGCAGGCTTGCCCAGGCTGAAACGCACTAGGCGTAAGAAGCGGAATCACAGCGCACCGCCTTCCAGTGCGTCGGCCTGCGCCACAAGCTTCGCGGCCCGCTCGCGCAGCTCCTCGGATGAGCGCGTCGCAAGGTGATCAATGGCTTCGGCTGGCGTGTCGCAGTAAGTGCTGCTGAGATGCTGATTGCCTACGGCGATACCAACGCCGAAGAAGACCTTGTTGTCTCCCCAGTATGCAACGGTGACC